CAAGCACTGACAACGCATCGTCGACATCCACCGGTGCACTTGTTGTCGGTGGTGGTGTCGGAATCGGTAAGCAGCTGTTCGTTGGAACGAACCTCATTGGTTCCGGAGCAGACTCAAGTAACCTGGAAGGATTTAATATCGACGGCGGCTCATACTAATAATTGCCATAGCGATAAACCATAGGAGTTAATCAAAATGGCAATCACCAATAGAATACTACTAAAGAAGTCTTCTGTTGTCGGTAAGATACCAAAGCCGGATGACCTTGAGCACGGTGAACTTGCTCTTAACTTTTCTGATGGTCGTCTGTATTTTAAGAACTCTGACGATATCATCGAGTTTTTTGAGAACGGAGAGTCTAATAATTTACTTCCGTTCAGAGCCTCAAATGAGGCTGACTTTGGGCTGGTATCAGTAGGATTTAAAGAATTTAAATTTGATCTTGGGAATCTAGGCGGATCAAAATCCATCGGATACCAATTTGGAGACGTTACAGAAGCAACAAGTCCGGACGGCATAGACGGAGGAACATTCTAATAAAAAGTTATAAATACGCTTAGATTGAACGCACGGCGATTTTTATCGCGTTATCGTGTATCATTCTTTTTAGAATAAAGGTATTATGGCCACTACGAATAGAATACTGTTAAAGAAGTCCTCGGTCGTTGGAAAAATACCGGGCCCTTTTGATATCGAGTACGGAGAGTTAGCTCTTAACTTCTCCGATGGCCGCCTTTATTTCAAGAATTCTGACAACGACATTGAATTCTTTCAAAGCGGAACCAGTTCTCCATTACTACCTTTTTCTGCTAATGAAGGTGACTTTGGAAGCGTTAATAATAATAAAAATGATTTTGAATTTAAACTAGGATCTCTTACAGACGCTAATATATTTTTACAAAGTCTTGGTGAATTAACACCAAATACAATATCAGAGTTTGATGAATCAGATGATGCATTAAGTCTATTTGTACGTGATAATGAACTAGGTAATGTAAATGATTCTATAACAAAATCATTTTCACTTACTCTCTTAAATGATTCACCTGATGAATCATTTGATCTAGGATTAGTTGCCCTTAATGGGACATTTAAGCCAGATAGATTTATTATGCCTTCTTTTACCGTGGGGACACTCCCTAAAGGAACGGTTGGAGAATTGGTGTTAGTTACGGATGAGTCCAGTGGTCCGGTTCCGGCTTTCTTTGATGGAACTGAATGGCGACGCATGTCAGATAATCAAATAGTTGCAAGCAATTAAGGAATAAAAAAATGGCGGTTCAGTTAGTATTAAGAAAAGGTACTTCGGCGGAAAACGATTCGTTTACAGGTGCAGAAGCTGAAGTTACTGTAGATACCACAAATAAGACTCTTCGAGTACACGATGGAACGACACCTGGTGGTACACCACTTCTTGTTGGAGGCAGTTCGGGAGCGACCCTCACTGACATTACTCTTGATGGAACAACTACATTCAACAGTGATATTTCTGGAGATTTGATTCCATCATCAGATGTTACCTTCGATCTTGGTAGCCCAACAAATCGATGGAACGATCTTTACTTAAGCGGTAATACCATCGACATCGGTGGTGCAACGATTTCAGTTGTCGGTGGATCATTTGAGTTTAAGGATTCCAGTGGTAACGACGCAGAAGTATCTCTTGCTGCCAACACAACCGATGATCTCGCGGAAGGTACAACGAATCTTTACTACCTTGATACACGAGTCGACGATCACCTGACGGGTGGTACTGGTGTTACTTATTCGTCCGGTACGATTTCGATCGGTCAGCCAGTAAGTACGACCGACAACGTAACGTTTAATGATGTGACGGTCGACGGTGACCTTATCGTAAACGGATCGAGTACGACACTGAATACTACAACACTCGATGTTGAGGATCTTAACATTACCGTTGCGAGCGGTGCGGTTGATTCTTCATCAGCTAACGGGGCCGGCCTTACGGTCGACGGTGCGAATGCAACGTTGACGTATTCAAACGCTGGTGATCGTTTTGTATTCAATAAGGATATCGAAGCAACGACTCTGGTCGGCCAGGTTTCTGATATCTCAAATCACGATACCGACGATCTTACCGAAGGTACGACGAATCTCTACTATACAGATACACGCGTACGAAACGCAGTAAGTGCTACGACTGGGATTGACTACGATTCGGCCACCGGCGTATTCAATCTTGCTGATACTGCGGTAACCGCGGGAACGTTTGGTTCAGCATCAGAAGTGCCGGTCATTACCGTTGATGCACAGGGTCGTATCACATCCGCTTCAACGACAAACGTCGCTGGTGTGTCAAGCTTCTCATACGATAGTAATACCGGTGATCTTGATATTGGTACCGCTGACGGATCAACGTTTACTGCTACGGTTGATCTTGGGCCGTTCTCGACAAGCGATCTTACCGAAGGATCTAATCTTTATTACACCGATGCACGTGTCGACGCACACTTAAGCGGTGGTTCTGGCATTGACTTTTCAAGCGGTACGATTAGTCACTCAGACACATCGAGCGTAGGTAACGTTACTGCGACTTCAAATACGTTCGTTGATTCTCTTACGTTTGATGAATTTGGTCACGTCACGGCCGTATCAACCTCAACGGCCGCGCCGCCGAACGACGCAACGATTACCGTCTCGGCCGGTACCGGCTTAAACGGCGGTGGTAACTTTACAACTGATCAGTCAGGCAACGAAACGATCTCTCTTGACGTCGACACAAGTACAATCGCCACTCGGTCGTATGTTGATACAGAGGTAGCAAATCTTGTTGACTCGTCTCCGTCGACGCTTGACACTCTCAATGAGCTTGCTGCTGCTCTTGGCGACGATCCAAATTTTGCTACGACAGTGGCAAATGATATCGGAGAAAAGGCCGATAAGACCATTGACATTAATGCTGGTTCGGGTCTTACTGGCGGCGGCGATCTTTCATCAAATCGTACTATCAGTCACGCGGATACATCGAGTGTAAGTGATGTTACCGCGTCATCCAATACGTTTGTTGACGCAATTACGTTTGATACCTTTGGACACGTTCAGACAGTATCAACATCGACTGCGGCTCCACCAAATGACGCAACTATTACAGTAAGCACCGGAAGCGGTCTTTCGGGTGGTGGTAACTTTACCACGGATCAAGCCGGCAATGAAACAATTACAGTCAGTCATGCTGACACCTCGAGTCAAGGTTCGGTTAACGCATCCGGGAATACGTTTATTCAGGATGTTACACTCGATGGATTTGGTCACGTTACCGGTCTTAATACAAATACACTGACAACATCCGATCTTGGTCTAGACTCAAATGATGGTGTTCAGCACGGATCGCTTGGTATTGGAACATCTGCACCAGCATCAGGTGAGATCGTAGCGACCGGGGATATCACATCTAACGCGTCCGACGATCGCTTGAAGAATCGCCTTGGTGATATCGATAACGCTCTTGGTAAGGTCGAATCACTAAGTGGTTTCTACTTTGAGTTCAATGATACTGCGATCGATCTTGGTCTCCAAAAAGGTAAGAGAGTCGGTGTATCTGCTCAAGAGGTACAAAATGTTCTTCCAGAAGTGGTTAAGGATTCGCCGGTCGATAGTGAGTACCTTACTGTTCAGTACGAAAAGATGGTACCACTTCTTATCGAGGCTATTAAAGAGCAGTCATCCACGATCGAAGAACTTAAAACTCGTATAAATACTCTTGAAGAACAGGCGCATTCTCACTGAGAATCGATAAGGAATATTGAATGACGTCGATTACGACAAGAGAAACTGCTGGAGGTGGTGCAACTGTAAAGGGTGCACCACTTACCAATGCTGAGATAGATAGTAACTTTATCTCAATTACTACGAGTAAGCTCGAGGCTTCTCAGAATCTTGGAGATCTTACTGACACCGATGCGGCGAAGGCAAATCTTGACCTTGCATCGATGGCTGCTCAAGAATCGACAAACGTTGATATCACTGGTGGTTCAATAACCGGAGTTACTTTTTCATCAAGTTCGGTTGTTATTGACGGTGGTACAATAACAAATACGACTATCAATAATGATATTAATGGTACTGCTACGAATGTATCGTCATCTCTAAGTGCGGGTGATGGACTTAATGGTTCGAACTACGATGGAACAACTGGAGTCACATTCGCCGTCGACTCTAGTGTAATTCGTAACTCTGGTGATCAAACCGTATCAGGATCACTTAAAATTGATTCACTCGGCGTAAACACTAATGCACCGTCCGCTAACGGTGATATTCGAGCAACTGGTGATATCGTATCAAACTTTTCATCGGATATTCGTAATAAAGAAAACATACAGGATATTGCTGACGCGTTAAGTATCGTCAACTCTATCGGCGGCAAAACGTTTGACTGGAGTGATGAATATATAAATAGAAAAGGCGGGGAAGACGAGTACTTTCTTCAGAAGCATGACTTTGGCGTCATTGCTCAAGACGTACAAAAAGTGTTTCCTCTAGCGGTGAGAGAGCGAGAGAACGGTGAGTTGGCTGTTGATTATGTTAAGTTATGCTCTCTGGCGTTTGCAGCAATTAAAGAGCTTAACGAAAAAGTTGATAGTTTAATTACACAACAAAGGAACTCATAGAAATGGCAACAGCACTTACAGCAGCGGGAATTCAGTTTCCAGATGATACGGTTACGTCGACAAACCTTCTTCCATCTGGCACTCGTCTGCTCTTTCATAACTCATCTGCTCCTACGGGTTGGACAAAAGACACAACGATTAATGATTCCGCCCTTCGAGTTGTAAGCGGTACACCAGGCTCAGGAGGTTCCGCAGGATTTGCTTCTGCTCTTGGATCACCTTCTGTGTCTGGTTCAGTGTCTTTAAGCGGTGAACCAGGAACGGGCAACCTGGCCACAAGTATTACTGGTAATGTGAATATTGGATCGACTACGTTGAGTACGAGTCAGATGCCTTCCCATAGCCATGGGCATCGTATTATGGGTCGAACTAACTCTGGAGCAGGTTTCGCTAACAACGCAAACAAAAATGTTGTAAATAGAAATGCTGGTATCGGCAATAATACTGACGCAGTTGGAATGCTCGATGAAACTACTAATTCTGTCGGTGGTTCTGGATCACACACGCATAATGTGGGGTCAAATTTATCGGCGTCTATCACTGGTTCTCCAGATAAAGGTACTTTATCAGCAGCTATCTCGTCAGCATCTGCATCAATTAACGTAAAGTATCAAGATTTTATTTTAGCTCAAAAAGACTAATAAATATCATGACAGTTGAAATTAAAGATAACTGCCCTTTAAATAAGTTTAAACCTTGTCAAAAGTTTGACTGTGCTTGGTATACGCAGATTCGTGGCACCGACCCAAACACTGGGAAGGAAGTTGATAATTATGGCTGCGCAGTTGCGTGGCTACCAATGTTATTAATTGAAAACTCACAACAAAGTCGCCAGACTGGTGCTGCGGTAGAGTCATTTAGAAACGAGATGGTAGATGCTAATTATGCCTCTCAAAATCTCATGAAAGCAATCGCGCAAGTACAGTCGTCAAACGAACCAACACAAAAGTATGTAACCGAGGACAACAACAATGGCTGATAGAATTACTATCATCAATAACGATAACGGAACCGTGGATGTAAATCTAAATAACGAAATTGTTGAGCAAATTCCTACAACCAACTTAGACCCTAACATTCATGCGGTTCAATGGTACGGTGATCACGGAGAAGTTGAATACTTTGATAGAAATGAAAAAATCAACGACTTTTCAGAGTTTGATGTAATCCTTACAGATCGCCAAAAAGAAATCGATCGTATACATGAACAAGAGATTGCTGACACCCTCGCCAATCAACCTTTAAAAGAAGAAGAAGTTCGTGAAGATAGAAGGTGTCGTCTTAAAGATACAGATTGGGTTGTGATCAAATATATGGATATAGGTCAGTCTGCCCCGCAAGAATGGACAGACTACCGTCAAGCTCTTCGTGATATTACCGAGCAGAGTGGATTTCCAGAAAATGTAAACTGGCCCGAGAAACCCACTACTGAGCCGTAGAAAATAAAGGCCATATCACTGTGATTACGTTTTCTATTGATGAGCCGTCTCTGGGTGTATTTCCTGAACCTAAGCGTTCGGGAAAACTTATGCCGCAGTATTATAAAAATCTTTCAGTTCAATCAGATAGTAATCCTCAAAATGGAACAGCAAAACGATGCGTTCCGTTTATGGAATCAATTACTGCTGGTTATATCATACCTCTATGGTCGGATCTTTTTGTTGTAGCCAAGAATGGCGAAATAGAACTTACTTTTCCAGATAATTTGCCCATGAATGAAAGCCTCGGTTATCATGGCTATCAACAACTACAAGATCATCCGGCAAGTCACATGTCATACGGCAAAGACCTTATGAAGTTTATAAACCCGTGGATTATAGAGACTCCTCCAGGAGTCTCTTGCCTATTTACGACTCCGATGAATCATTTCGAAACTCGGTTTAAGTTGGTTGACGGTATTGTCGATACTGATACATACTATAACCAAATTAACTTTCCATTTGTTTGGACAGGCGGTGACGGTGAGTTTTTTATTGAAAAGGGTACTCCTCTTGTACAGGTATTTCCTTTTGTTCGTTATGACTTCAATAAATATCAAGTAAAAACCACTAACTATAAAAAACAAAACAAAACATTGGCAATACTTGGAACTGTTCTTCGGCATGGTTATCGTAAGTATTTCTGGCATAAACGTAAAAAATAATCTGTAGTTGTTTACAAGTAATCGGCAATGTAGTAATAATATATTATTATGATATCAATATTTTCTAAGCGTAAAAAAATTACTGTTGATTTTATAACTGCCGACTACAAGGCGTATGATTACTTTCCTATCGATAAGTCTAATAAGTTCATTCCTCAGTGGTGGAAAGACATTCAGCAAGAGTATAAGGACGAGAGATTTAAGACTAAGGCAAATCGTATTAACACTCTTAAAAGATGCCCGGGATTCATGGATGTGTTTAGATATAGTTACACACTCCCTCTTTGGACAAGTTGTGAAATCATACTAGATAAAAGGATTAATGAGGAAGGATATTCTACGGCCGCGGCAGATGGCACTGAAATAACTTCGCACCCGTCTTTACAGGCAGGTAGATTTATGCCATCAAATTCTTTAATACATTTCAAATTTCATAGCCCGTGGCTTGGGTATTCAACAAAAAGCAAAGACTTATTGTGGGACTGGGCGCCCGCAGTTTGGAATAACTCGAATCTTTTAAACCGACTTATTATCCCAACGGCGTTTCGTAATTTTCGAGGTGGCACATCAACAAATATTCATACATTCATGAATTCAGAAAGAAGTGATGTATTGAACCTTGAGGCAGGTACGCCAATGATTCACATGACACCAATGACTGATAGTAAAGTAGAAGTTAAGTGTCACTATGATCCGGACTGGCATAATAGAATCTCTTCTGTAATGAACTTAAACTTTTCACAAAACAGCGCTTACTACGCGAAAAGAAAACATATGTAATAAACATATAAACTGTTTACATTACTAGGTAAAACAATGATTGATACTTCACTACACGTGCCAATTATGCATCAAAACATTTTTAGTGATGATGACAACACAAACTATCTTATAACCTTAAACAAAGAGATTGATCACCTTATTAAATTAAATGCTAATTGCTGGGGTAAGCTTGATAGTCCACAAGATACGTGGAATTCGTACTCAATCAATAAAGATATTCTTTTTAATAATGATGTTTTTGACGAAATTTCAAACAAAGTAAAAGACATAATTCTTCAGTATGCGATGGGAGTACGTGCCGATACGCAACGTCATCAGGTACATCTGATGGATTCATCGATACAATTATCCAAATCCAATCCCAAAAAAGATTTTGATTCGGACAATTCTCAACACTTTACTGGATATGTTTTTCTTTCATCAGAAGGACATGCTGGCAATATTATTGTTCGTAATCCTATTGCGCCAAAAAAACGTTTCCATCATAATGGCGACAGTCCTCTTCGTGACTATCTTATCAAACAAGTAACATCTGGTGATCTTGTGATTCTGCCTTCTCATATAGAACATAAAATGAGTGACTTTTCTGACGAGTTCGAACTTAGGTTTATTGGGTTTGGTGTAACAGTTGCATGAGTAAATATATTGTATAAATAGTACTACAGATTATAACAACGGTACTGCTACAATATGATACCAAACTCAAGACAGTCTCTGATAGACTACTGCCTTCGTAATCTCGGCGCCCCAGTGCTTGAGATAAACGTGGATGAGGATCAGATCGAGGATCGAGTCGATGAAGCGATTCAGTTCTATCGTGAATATCATTCTGATGGAATCTATCGCGACTTCTTTAAGCATGAGTTAACTCAGGACGACGTCGACAATCAGTTCATCTCGATTCCCGACGAGATTCTGACGGTAGTACGAGTCCTGCCGTTTACCTTCGAGAACTCGTCGGTAAATATGTTTGATGCTCGTTATCAGATGTCTCTGAATGACATGTATAACCTTGGGTTCTCAGGCAACCTTGCGAACTACGTACATGTTCAGAAGTACATCAATACCGTTGACATGATGATTAATGGTACACCTCAGGTTGAGTTTGCGCGTCATCAAAATCGTCTATATTTAAATGTCGAACTTGATCGCTATCTTCAAGTCGGTGAGTATCTCGTCGTCGAAGCATATCGTATCATTAATCCAGATGAGAGTACAAACGTCTATAACGATCTCTTTTTGAAACGATACCTTACTGCACTACTGAAACGACAGTGGGGTGTCAACCTTAAAAAGTTCGAGGGTATGGAACTGCCAGGTGGTGTGACTCTTAATGGCCAACAATTGTTTGATGAAGCCACAGAAGAGATACGTCAGATCGAAGAAGAAATGCAACTTAAGTATGAATTTCCTATAGATTTTCATATCGGATAGTGGGTAATTTTATAATGCCTACGAATGTATTTTTCTCTCCTGCAGTTCGAACAGAACAAAACCTATACGAAGATATCATTATCGAGGGTCTTCGTATGTATGGGCAGGATGTTCTATACTTACCACGATCAGAGGTAAGCAACGACGAGATACTCAACGAAGAGTACTCTCGATTTCGTGATGCATATGCAGTCGAAATGTACATTGCGGATACCCAAGGATTCGAGGGAGAAGGCACTCTCTTATCTAAGTTTGGCCTAGAGATTCGAGATCAAGCGACATTCATTGTAGCAAGACGAAGATTTCAGCAACTGGTCGAAGTAGATGTGAATTCACTTGAGGATGAACGGCCTAGAGAGGGTGACTTGATCTATCTTCCTCTTGCAAATTCTCTGTTTGAGATTAAGTTCGTCGAACATGAGAAACCGTTNTATCGTCTTAGTGATCTTCCGATNTANGAACTGCGTTGCGAACTATACGAATCAGGTTCCGAACAGTTTGATACCGGGTATAGTAACGTCGATCAATTTGAGCGCAATCATGCGTCTCGTACGGTACTGTCGATTAGCGGCGGATCTGATGGATTTGAACCCGGAACAGAAGTCTTTCAATTCATACAAGAAGAATCATCTGATCAAGAACTTATCGTTGTACACGGTGAAGTTGCAGATTTTGTTGAGACACAAGAAGCAGACTCTGGTCAAGAACGCGAGGCCAACCTCTCGCTCGTCGGAGTGTCATCCACGGACGGTGAGTTAAGATCCTTTGATCCGTCACTCGGTAACATCTTTTTAGTCGATAACGAGATTGACACAGGCTGGTCTGTGCTTAAAGTATACGATCTTAACGATGTCGATGACAAGTATATCTCAAACGATGCGGATGAGTTTGCAGACAACACACAATACGAGATCGATGCGGATCAGATTCTTGACTTTAGTCAGGAAAATCCATTCGGCGATCCAAGGTTAGAAGACTAGTCGTATGTTTGGCGATCATTTCTATAACGAACACACTCGTCGAGCCGTTTCGGT